CAACGCACTTCTCACCCCGCAAAGATAAAGTAGGGGTGAGCTTGTTGAGGGTTCGCTTTGTCGATTGCCCTCTCGGTATTCCATAGTTATCACTAACTATGCTTACTCCAGATCCATCAGCGTTACCGCATCTTCAAGGAGGTCTGACAAACTCAGACAACGAATTTTTATTTGATTATGTTGTTGGGATATTAATAACAGTTTGATTTGACGTTGTGTCTGGTGTTGCTGAATAGCTTTTTAATAATGTACTGTTGTGTAGGAAAAAGTCATCAAATTCAACGATTAGCCAATCGCCAAACTTGCTTGACGAATAATAGACAAAATTGTCTGTTATCCATGTTGAGCCGCATTGCACGGCAACATAACGACCTTTTCTATTAAACTTCATAAACAATAAATTCACATCACCGGTATCGGCAACATCCATTAATTGTTCAATCCATGTATTTATTACTTTGCAGTCACCTGAAAGTAGTAAGTGAAAAGGAAAATCTGCATAAAACTTACATTCAATGTTCATTTTACTGAAACTTTGTCCGGGTACAATATCACCTTTGAAAGAACGTACTTGTCCCTCATGTAATATTGCTGTTCTATGCTGATTTTTACCACCAATGTAAGCTCCGGATCCGGGTGCTCTTATAAAGCTTTCGCCATATAGGTCAGAAAGAAACTTTGCAACTTCTCTCTCAAATCCCGATCCCTTAGCCTTCTGTGGTGATGTCATGTTAATACTTATCTGTCTCTGTGTCTCTTTGAAATTATTCTGTATCAACCGCAGTTGAATAACTAGTAAAGCCATTTTCTTTAATTACTTTAAGAACACTAGGCACACGCCCAGCTAATTCTTCACGGTGACTTACAAGCCAAATACTTTTCTGTCTGCGTCGGCTCATGTCTTTAAGAATAGCAATAGCATTCTCAACACCCATCGTGTCAAGACCACTATCAATCAATTCATCAATAAACAATGTATTGATAGGGCGATACAATGATTCCCATACATCTCTAAACGCAAAGCTTAAACCAAGAATCAATCTATTACGTTCACCCCTTGATAAGTTATCAAAGTCAAGTTCACGACCGAGCTCGGTAATCTCAACTTGTAAATCATTTTGAAATATAACCTGATGTGGTAAACCAATCTTATCTAAGTAATGTGTCAATCGTGAATTCAAGTAACTTAAGTTCTGGTCAATAATCTTCTTACGAACAAAACTATCTTTGCTAACTAACAAATCTAACAAGAATTTTTGATGATCCATTGTACGTGTTAACTTGTTAATTGCCTCAAAGTCAATTGATTGTAATGCGTTACTCTCCATCTCTACTACTTGTTCAGCGTATGGATCAGTCTCGGCACCTTTAGTGCCAATCTGAGTTAGTAAACTATTAACAGTAGAACGATGTTCAACTGCTTCTGCTTCTGTATCATAGTGTGTAATTGGTTGAGGCCCTAATTCAATATAACTTAACTCATTAAGTTGTTCACTAAATGGATTAGATTCTTGTTTCTTATCTTCCCAAACTTTCTTCAGATTTGATACATCACCACTATGTCGAATAGCTTCTGCTTCAGTCTTATATGATGGAGTAGGCTTAGGACCAATATCTTTTAATGATGATTGATTAGTCTCTAAATGATCTTCCATCATTGCTAAATCAGCTTTGGTATTTTCAAGTAAGGTAGTCTTTTCTAATGTAACTTCTAAATGCTTGTCATCATGGAAGTCTTGACCACACGCATAACATTTATGATCCTCTAATTCTTTAATTTCCCTAACCAATTTATCAATTAATTTTTTTTCTTTCGTGATATTTTTGGTTTGGGTATCAATTGCTGTAGCAATAGTCTTTTGGTCAGCTTCATCTACAAGCCACTCTTTTAAATCGGTCCATGATTTAAGTTCAGCTTCAATGTCATATTCATTTTTAAGAGAGTAAGCCTTATGTGCTATTGAAATATCTGTGTCATGTTTTTGTCGCCATGCAGTAGAACGTGCAACTAACGCATTGTATGCATCCTGTGCTTCTTTTTGCTTAATCCAAACATTCAAATCTTTATGTGCTAGTAGTTCTGCTTCAATATTAATCTTGCTTAATTCACCATAGTCGGCAACTAATTTAGCAAGATCCTCATCATGCTTTGCTTTCCATAACTTCTGTCTACGCTTCAAAGCTTCAATCTGTTCAGCTACACGTTTGTTAGCTTCTTCAATGCCCTTAACCCGATATTCTTCTTGTTGAATACTATCTTTACTATCACGGATCATATTCTTAATGACCTCAGCTTTTTCACTTAACAAAGTAATGCCAAGCAATTGCTCAATGATATCACGTTGGTCATTAGTTTTCAATGCCAAGAATGGTTCACTGTAAGTATTCAACACAACAATATGTTTGAACATATCGGCACTCATATGAATAACACTTTCAATAGCTACTTGTGTTTCTTTATTCTCACCCTGTGCATCATCAGTATTCTTTTGTAAATCGTTGTTTACATAAAAACGTAAGATGTTGGGCTTGCGACCTCGTTCAATCTTATATTCAATACCGTCGACACTAAACTCTAGTGTAACCATCATGTTTTTGCCATTAGTACGATTGACTAAGTTATCTTTACGAATGCTATTGATTGGTACACCAAACAAGGCATAGGATAGCCCCTGAATAAGGGTAGTTTTGCCTGTACCATTACGAGCACCGTCACCACCTAAGTCTAAGTTCTCACCTAGAATAAGTGTTAAGTCTTGTCGGTCAAAGCAAACTGCTTGAGTAACTTGTCCGATTGATAAAAAGTTTCGTAAGGTAATGTTCTTTAATGTAATCATATTTTGTATTTCCAATGAGACAAATCTTTTTTAGTAAAATCCTCAAGATATGAGATTTTATAATTTAGGTAAGATATTAAATTTTTAGATAATATTATTTTTGTAAGATGATCCGTTTTAAGAATTATTTTTTTACCAAGGTCATCATCATAGTGACTTTTTATTTCTAAAAAATCACAAACATCTCCTACAAATTGCCTTGGATTATTAATTATATCATCATAAAACATAATCTTTAAGTTGAATTTACTCCAATGAGTTAAAATTTTTTCGTAATTGGTTAGACATAATAAATTTTTATTGTATAGAGTAAAAAAATGTTCCGGGGAACTAAGATCCTTCATAGCAAAGTTATACCAAGACTCTAATAACTCATATGGATTACGAAAAATTAAACTTAAATGGGATGTTTTTTCTAAAATTTCTTTGTTTAAGTTGTCAAAAAACCAAGTGTCAAAATTTAAAGAAATATTATAATTTTCATAAAATTTTAGATACTCATCACTTGTATTAAATTTTTTCTCTTTGATACTATGATTGGTGTTTAATCTGTTATTATTATCAACAATACACTCTATTTTGTCATTGTTTGTTCTGGATGTAAAAAAATCTATGTCAGGGTGCGTTGATAATTGTAACCAAAGCCAAGTTGTTCCTGTTTTTGGAAGGCCGATATTACGATAATGTACTAACTTCATAGGTTATTATAAATGTCCAACAATAGTTTTTTGTCAAAAGTATTTGATTCAATTGAATTAATTTGGTCAATGACAATTTGGTCAACTGACTCAAACCGTAATCCATCTGAACCGGCTATCTCTGTTTGTTCTGCTTTCATTGGTATCAATGCCATTTCTCTTAGTTTATGTTCTGGTATTAATGTTTCTCTAATGAAGTTAGCTTCTTCATAACTAATATCAATATCAAGATGTACTCTAACATGACTGTCAATCAATAGCAAGCCCTCAGGGTTTTCTAGTACATCACTTAGTTTATATACACGATAGAGAGGTTGACGCGGCCAACTAAAGAATTGAGGGTCTTGTCCCCATTCTAGTACCATCATACCACGTGCGTCATCACCTGCGTCAGCATAGTTATGTGGAAAAGCATTACCAATATACCACACATTCTTTTTGCTTTGACGTTTATGGAAATGACCACTGAATACTTTATCAAACCCATTTAAATGTTCACTATTAAGTTCACCATGATCGGGCATCTCTATCATAGCATTCATATAGAAGTGAGGCAATTCAAAATGACCAAACATATATTTGCCACTTAGTTTTTTTAATTTCTTGTAATCATCTTGTACAAGCCAGGGCGCAATGACTACATCTCCTTGTTGGAAGAAGTCGTTGATGATTTTAACGTTTGGTAAATGTTTAGCCCACTCAACGCTATGAATGTCCCTGCGATCACGATAATAAAGATCGTGATTGCCTGGTATAAAATATACAGTATCAAAGTTAGCATTTAGTTTCTCCAGAGCCTGTAGCCCAAATTGTAGTGTATGAATGTTAATACTTGCTCTATGATGATTATAATCACCTAAGAAGAAACAAGTTTCACATCCCTCAGCTTTTGCTTTAGTAATGAACCAATCTACGAAATTGGCACAGTCTTGATTATGTTGTAAGCTGTTTGACTTCAATCCAAAATGAATATCGGTGAACACAGCGGCTTTTTTGAAAAGGTTACTCATGTGTTTATTATATAGGATATGGCACTACAAAGCAATGCCATTGGACAAATTATTCTTCGTAAACTGTACTACTTGACCCAGAACCTTGACGACTCCAACTTGGGTTAAGACCGTTAATCTCTAAGATATCGTCACGTATGTTTTGATTACGCTTCTCTGTATTCAATACACGACAGAAACTATTTGTTATAGCAGCCGTATAATAAGCGAATGGGTTTGCTGATTTAGCTTCATTGAATCGTAAACCAACATATGTTAGTTGAAGGATAGCACTATTACGCATCTCATCATTATATGTATACCCACGCCAATTATATTTCATTGCGTATTTTTCGCACATCATAATATACATACGGGCAAGTTTGTTTGTGATTTTGCCATGATCTTTGTTGAATGCACCAGTAGCTAGATCACCTTCCCAATGACTTTTGCCCACACAATAGAATGTATTATTTTCGTCAATTTTATAATGTTGGAATGGGGGAAAGTTTACTTTAACATGAACCATGTCATCTACTTCAGCTTTAGTTGTGTTATCTTCTAGGTCAGCAAAGATTTCATCTGGATTTGGTTCCTCAAACTCAAAAATATCTTTTGCTGTTTTCTTTTTAACTGTTTTGCGTGGCTGCTTTGGTGCGACTGGAACATGATCCCAGTTCATTACACGAAATATTAAATCGGTTAATGGTATAGAATCAGGGGAAACTGAATCTTTACTACCTTGTTCTAAACTAAGACGTAGTGCCCGTGTTTCTTTTGCTACTTGAATTGTTTCGGGTTTGAAAGCGTATGCTAGACTCTCGTCTAGTGGTGCTTGGGGCATGTCTACAATAAAATCATAACGATGATATTCTGGTTTAGTAAAACAACAATATGCGTTTTTACTTTCGTGTATCTCTTTTAGAATATCTTTATTATTGAGATAGTTGACGGGTTTGCGTGGCGCGGGTAGTAGAGACATAGTTTCCTTGTTATGTTTGATGTAGTGTAACACATTAGTTGTAGAAAAGCAACAATTTTTTAGAGAAAAGGGAAAAAGCAGTACTTTTATTTAGCTAAATACAGTAACAAGGATTGATCCGATGCCTATTGAAAATAACAGTAATTATAACTACCCTATCACTGTAGCAGGCCCTACCGCTTTTACGGCAACTGCCACGTCAGACACGGCTGCAGGCGCAGAAGAAACGGCAAGAAAGCAAGCTTTTATTAAAGCTACTTCTACGTATGGAGTAGGTACTACTCAAATAGTAGGTCAAGAGGAAGTTAAAGTTAGATTAAATAATGATCCTGAGACTTATGGTAGTGGGGTGCCAACAACCTATACCGCAACATATACTATTCAAGCAGAACAAATAGCCCCGGCAAAAACTCCTGACCCTGTACCAGTAGCTACCCCACCAGAGACCCAAGTAACAACTACACCTCCCTTTACACCACCGCCAATAGATAATCAAACAGTAGTTCCAGTAGTAGCTCCTGACCCTCCGCCTAATTTTGCACCAGTAGTTGCACCAGCTACAATTCCAGACAATCCGGGACTTGATGACGGGCCCCAAATACCAAACCCTGTTAAATTGGTATCACAAGAAATACCTATTGGTAATCAAACAACTGATGTAATTACACCTCCTTCAGCAAATCAACCTTCTAATTTACAAATTGCTAGTGTTGTTGCTGTTCAAGGACTTCAGGCTAATAAGAATCCAGCAGTTTCTGAACAATCAAGACAAGATGCAGTAAATAAAAAAACAACAGATGATTGGCGAGTAAGATTAAGTTTAGCACCAAACACAAACTACTTATATAATGCAACTCCTGCAGGTATATTAGAGCCATTACAAAATACGGATGGTGTTGTTTTTCCTTATGTACCACAAATACAAGTTTCATACGCTGCCAATTATGAAACGTCAGATATTGTACATAGTAATTATAAAATGATTCAATATAAAAATAGTGCAGTAGATCAAATAACCATAACCGGCGATTTTACCGCCCAAGATGCATTTGAAGCAAATTACTTATTAGCAGTAATACATTTCTTTAGATCGGTTACTAAAATGTTTTATGGTAAAGACCAGGTTCCCAAACCAGGCACGCCCCCACCGTTATGTTATTTGCATGGGTTAGGAGATTTTCAATTTAATTATCATCCATTAGTTATTAGTTCATTTAATTATAGCTTGCCGAACGATGTGGACTATATACGTGCAAGCAGTCCTACATTGGCACCCGGAGCTGACTCAACTGCATATAATCTTAAGGGTGGACCACAATCAGCGGGAAACATTAGGATGAAACAAGGAGAAAAACCATTGAATACGGGTGCAACAGTATCACCGGCTAACTTTCCAAATAAAGCAACAAACACACAACCAACATATGTACCTACTAAAATGAGCATCTCAATAACAGCCTTCCCGATAGTAACTAGAAATAATATTAGTAATACTTTTAGTTTAGAAAAATATGCAACTGGCGCATTATTAGAGGGTAATAAACTTAAGGGCGGGGGAATTTGGTAATGGCAAATAACACATCATATCCAGCAACAAGTCCATATTATTCAACTGACATAGTTAATAGTAAGTTTTTAGATGTAATGATAGATAGACCTATCGTTAAAGACCAATCAGATATATATTGGGAGATTACATTAGTATATGAATATCGTCCTGATTTATTAGCATTTGACTTATATGCTGATAGTAGATTGTGGTGGGTATTTGCTAGCAGAAATCCAAATAGATTAAAAGATCCAATGTTTGATTTTGTCACAGGTTTGGGAATTTACTTGCCTAAAGCAGAGATGTTAACACAAATATTGGGACTATAAATGTATTCTATTAATATACAAGCCAATACCGGACTTTGGATAGTAATTGATGATACTACCGGTAAAACTATTAGTAGAGGAGCCGACCCGTTAATAGCCATTAATCTTGCTATTGAAAAGGGCATGCCAAGCACCTTTAAGGAGCCATTATTATCTCAAGCTGAGATAATAGAGAAAAAAAAGAAAGAAGAATTAGACGCTAGACTTGCTGCCGACGAAGCCGAACGAAACGCACGTGAAGCATCAAACAATAATCCAACCAATCTTAAGGGCTCCGCTGACAGTGATAGCGGTAGTGAAGCTAAAAATACTCAAGCTAAAAACAATCCTCCTAATGCTAGCGGTGTGTATAATGAAAATAGTAATGAAATGGAAGTGCAAGCTAAAAATTATGCGGGTTCTACTCAAGCAGGATCAGCTAATGTTGCAACAAAAAGACCAGGGTACACAACAGGTGACCTCCCTGGATTAAGAATACAAAATCCATTATCAAATCTATCTAGTTATACATATCAGACAACATTATATATGATAACACCTGATGCTTATACTGCCTTTATTGAATCGGGTAGAACTAATATTGATGCAATTAAAAAAGCAGTAACCACGTCGGCTGCTGCCGCAGTAAAAGCTAGTGAATCAGGCGCATATATTGTTGCACAAAGTGGTGGAATAGGACCCACACAACAAAGAATACCAGGGGCCGAATTTGACTTTTATATAGATGAGTTAAAAATTTATAATTACCTACAAGGTTCGGCTACTACTACATCATCTAATGATTATAAGATAACTTTTAATATATATGAACCGCAAGGATTTTCATTAATAACAAAATTAACTAATGCATCAGATCACTTAAGATCCGTTAGTAAAGTAAAAAACTTTAATAAACAATCTAATCCAACTAGACACTTTTTTATTCTAGGTTTACGTTTTCAAGGGTACGACGAAGCCGGACAAGTTCTAACAAAAAAAACATTCCCTCAGGATAATTTTAATTCAGATTCAGGTGGAGTGTTTGAAAGATTTTTTGACATTGAAATTAGAAGTTTTAAATTTAAACTTGACGGAAAAGTAACAGTTTATAATATTGAATCAGTAGTTATTGGTCCGGGTACAGCTATGGGCGTTAAACGAGGTAGAATAGATAGTGGAGCAACAGTTCAAGGAGAGACCGTAGATCAAGCATTGCAAGGAAAGGACGGATTATTAACAAAATTAAACAAACAATTAAAAGAACGGGCAGATGCAGATCCAAACAAAGTAAGTGTACCATCAGAATATAAATTAGTTTACTTGGGCCCTGGTACAAAAGAATTAATAGGTGACTCACCAATTGTTAATATAACCAATTTGGTTAAAAATACATGGCCAATGGGTGAGGGAATACAAGATATTAGAGGTGTGAATGAAAATGCCTCAGTTAGATTACTTCCTAATAGTAATCAACGTAGTATTACATGGAAAAATGGAGTAAGCATAATGCAAGCAGTACAAGATATTATCACCCAAAGTGATTATATGCTTGACGCATTAACTGCAATTATACCTAATCAAGAAGAACCAAATCCAAAACCAAACAGTGAAAGCAAAAAGAGAGGTACCAAAACACCCGGTATATTTAGATGGTATAATCTAAGTGCAGAAGTAAAGGTTAAAGAGTTTGATACTTCAATTAAAGATTTTGCATATGAAATTACATATATCATTCAACCATATGATACTCCTTATGTAAGAAGTAAACATTTAACCGCCACTAAAGAATATTATGGAGCACATAAACGATATGATTATTGGTATACTGGAAAAAACTCGGAAATATTATCATATGAACAAACTATGAATAACGCATTTTTCAATGCTACTTTAAATCCCGGAACCGCAACTGGTAACGATGATGTTCCTAGTAGTCCGGGAAAATTTACTAATGAAACTAAAACTACACAGTTGAATGTGAGTAAACAAGCACAAAATTCTGTATTAGCTAGTTTATTTAGTGTAGCTGATTATGCTCAAGTTAAGCTTACTATTATGGGCGATCCGGATTATTTAATGACCGAGTCATCTGGTAGTCCTAATGCAGTATATCGTCAATTTTATGGTCAAGATTTTACTATTAATCCAAACGGTGGTCAAGTTTTTATTGAGATTGATTTTAAAGAAGCAGAAGATTATGGTACAAATGGGTTGTTAACGGTCAACCAATCCGTATTGTTTTGGAATTATCCCAAACAAATAAAAGATATTGTTAAAGGTATTAGCTATGTTGTAGTACAAGTACAGCATAGTTTCAGTAAAGGTAAATTTACACAAGAATTAACATGTAGAATTAATCCGTTTAATAATTACAACGATCCAGAACTATATCGTTCTGCTGCATCAGATCCTAATACTAATATTGGTTCCGAAGTAGAAGCAGGCGTACGTACCTCAGAAACACAAGGCGGCGGAGTTGATAAAACACAAACTGCAGGTAATACTGGACTTAAAGGAGATCCGATAGTACAACCGGTAAATCCTGAATTAGGAAATCAAGGCGGTACTTCTAATCAACCGTCCGTTCTAGCCAGCTCACCTAATGATGATAGAGACCCGCCACCAGCTGTTGTTATAGCAAGTCAAGGAAGAGAGCCACCTGAATCATCTGGAAATGGAGCTTAACTTAAAGAAATATTATGGAATACGATGGATTTAAACCCCGTGGGGAAACAAAAGCAAATAAAGCTGATGCCGGTGGTGCAGCATTACGTAACCTACCATTATTTGGTATTGTAAAAAACAACATTGACCCTATTCGTTCAGGTAGATTGCAAGTTTACATTAGTGATTTAGGCGGACCTAATCCTGATGATAGTACAAGTTGGTCTACTGTAAGTTATATGAGTCCATTTTATGGTTTTACTACTCCATCAGGAGCCGACACCGGGTACGGAGAATATATAAAAAATCCGCACAGTTATGGTGTATGGAATAGCCCACCTGATCTTGGCACAACTGTTATTTGTGTATTCATTAACGGAGATCCTAATTATGGTTTTTGGATTGGATGTGTACCAGAACCAGATGCATTGCAAATGGTTCCTGCAATTGGTGGTACTGACAATATTGTTGCAAATGCAGGAGAGGCAAAGGGATTAGGTGGCGCCGTCAGATTACCTGTAACTAATATTAACACAAATAATCCGGGTATTGCCAACACCGGAAAGTTTTTAACTGATGCTAAACCTGTACATAGTTATGTTGCTAGTATATTAGCACAGCAAGGATTAATCAGAGATCCTATTAGAGGTGTTATTGGTTCTAGTGCCCAACGTGAAAGCCCAAGCCGAGTTGGTTGGGGAGTAAGCACACCAGGACGTCCTATATATGAAGGTGGTTTTACTGATGAAACAATTGCTAAGGCTGCAACAAGTGGTAAATCAACTGGATTAAAAGTTGTTGCCCGCAGAGGTGGTCATACATTAGTAATGGATGATGGAGATATATTAGGTCGTGACCAATTGGTAAGACTACGTAGTAGTTTAGGACATCAAATATTAATGAGTGATGATGGCCAATGTTTACACATTATTCATGCTAACGGACAAAGTTGGATTGAGTTAGGTAAAGAAGGCACAATTGATATGTATTCTACCAATTCAGTTAATGTAAGAACACAGGGTGATTTGAATTTACATGCTGATAATAATATTAATATCAATGCAGGTAAAGCATTAAACATAAGTGCTGATACGATTGCAATTAGCAGTGAAAAAGAAACTACACAAAAAGTTGGAACAGATTTTAGCTTATATGCTTCAGGACAATACACTACTAAAGTAGATGGTAAGATGAGTTTTGCTAGCGCAGCCGACTCATCTTTTTATAGTGACGCAATAACATATTTTAATGGTAGCAAGATTAATTTGAACACAGGCACATCAAGTTTAGTACCACAAGAAGTTAAACCATTACCAATAACAGCGCATACTGACACATTAAATGATGCGACTAAAGGATGGGCAGCTGCACCGGGCAAGTTATTAAGTATTGTGAGTAGAGCACCTGCACATGCACCATGGGCTAGCGCAAATCAAGGTGTAGATGTTAAAGTTAATAACAATGCAAGTGCCGCATTACCGGCAGCACCATTGCCAGCAGTAGCGGCCGCAAATGCAAGTGCAGGCGAAGTGGGAGTAACCGCACCTGTAACAGTAGCGGTTGCTTCTACTGTACCACCATCAGCGGCAATTAGCGCGGCATTAGATAAAAATACAACTGGTACAATGGTTGCTCAATTATCTACGTTAGCCGCTACTGGACCGGCAGCTGCCGCAGTTAAATTGGGTGCGGCTGTAGTAGAAACAGCAACTGGTCCAGTAGCGGCAATTGGTGCTATGGCACAAAGTCCTGCGCAAATGGAAGCATGTGGTGTTATTAAACCAGGTTCAGCTGCATTAGTTAATTGTTTAGTAGAGGGTGGTAAAACGGTACAACAAGCATTAACCCCAAATTTATTTACAGGCAAAGACGGTGCATCAAACTTAACTAGCTATGTAAATAATCCAGTAGCACAAGTTGCCGGAGCAGTGGCTACATTGTCACAAGCGCAATCAGCATTAACAACAGCCGGTTTAATTACTGGTAAAGAATCAGGCTCATCAATTGCAGGTTTAGTAATGTCAGCGGCAACAACTGGAGTAACTAATACGGTAAACTTTGTTAAAAATGCCGCTACACAAGCACTTGGTGTAGTAACTGGAGTAGTAGGAACCGCTACTAAGGCAGTAAATAGTTTGTTGGGCGGCCCCGGTAATTTAATAGCAGGTGGTAATTTTGCGGGCGCATTAGCAACTAAAGTTACTGGTGCACTAGGTGGCATATCAGCCTCATTAGACGGATTGAAAAAGACTGCATTGGCAGGACTTAAAGGAATAACAGGTTTACTAGATAACGCAAAAGGGGTAGCGGCTGCAGCCTTTGGGGCAATTACTGCTTCTTTACCAACACTAAAAGCCGGAGTTCCTCAAAACATCAAAGACATAACAGAAAAAGCAATTGCTGTAGCTCAAGCTCCGGTACAGGTACCGGGCACCAATTCATTGACAGGAGCATTAAATTCTATAACAGGAGCGGTAAAAGGAGCACTAGCAGGAGCCAATCCATTAGCAGGAGCATTGAAGGATGTGACTGGTGCCAACCCGTTGTCAGGCGCATTAAGTTCTGTAACTAATGTTGTAACCGGGGCAGTATCAACTGTAACCGGGGCAGTATCAACTGTAACCGGAGCATTGGGTACGGTGGATACAACACTTAGTACAGCCACCGGATTAATTAAAACATCATTGGGCGGAACTACAAACTTGTCTACTGGTTTAGATTTATTGCCCGGTGGAGGTGGAGGTTCGTCATTAGTTAATAATGCCGTCGGTGCTGTCAATAGTATACCGGGGGTAGCAGCCGTTAACGGTTTAATTGGTCAAGCAAAATCAATTACAGATGGGATATCTAGTTTAACCTCAGTTAATCCGTTGGCATCTTCAGGTGCATTAAATGCGATTAAAGGAGCAGCCGGGGCATTGACAAAAGGTTTAGATGATTTAAAGAGTGGTAAACTATCATTAGCAACATTGGCGTCTGCTGGATTGCCGGCGGGAGCAGCCGCACAATTAAATGCCGCTATGAGTTCAATGAGTTCAGGTGGCGCCGTCCCAATTAAATTACCTACAATAGCTATTAATACAAATGATAGAAGTGAATTAACGCAATCAATAACAGCATTATTGGGCAGTGTAAAAATACCAATGCCAAACTTTGAAGGAAACCCGGCTACATTGGGGAAAACAATGTCTGAAGCTGATATTGCAGAATACGACAAGGCAACGGCAGAACTTAATAACCTTAGTGATAAACGATTTGATTTAATCAAAGACCTAAGGAACGCTCAAGGTGCTCTTAGAAAAGCTAAAGAAGAATTACCGGCCGGTGATCCTGGAATTGCAAGTGCAGAGGCAGCATATAATACTGCTAAAGAAAATATAACTAATTTAGATAAACAACGTGAAGAATTGAAGAAAAGAGTATTTGAGGTTACTACGGGTGATAAGCCCATGACAGCATAACATAAATACAGTAGAGGATAAGAATATGCCATCATACATTGGGTTCAGTACAATTAACGCTAACAAGCCACGATCTACTAATTTGCCGGCCGGTCTTGCAGGTGGAGTAGGTTCTATGGTACAACCAGTTATACCTGGAAAAAAATACAGATTAGTAGACGAATCACTTGTAATACAAGATTTTATTAACTCATTAAATATTCAACAGGGACAAAAAGTAGGCAATCCTGGTTATGGTACTACTCTTTGGAGTTTTGTATTTGAGCCAAATACGTTTGATGTACAACAACAATTAGAAACTGAAATTAGACGAGTTGCTAATCAAGATCCGAGACTAATACTTAATACTGTTAGTGCATTCCCGCAAGAAAACGGTATATTAATTGAGGTAGAAATGGCTGTTACACCATTTAATAACGCACAAACACTTAGTGTTTTCTTTAATAATAGTACAAATACAGCAGTAATTCAATAATCTTCCAAAAGTGATGTTTTCATTTAAGATAAATACTTAAAAGAGAATACCACTATGGCAACTAGTTCACGACAATCAGCATTATTCGGCGTCAATGATTGGAAGGCAATTTATCAAACCTTCCGTGAAGCCGATTTCCGTTCATATGATTATGAAACATTACGTAAAAGTTTCATTGATTATCTACGTGTTTACTATCCAGAAACTTATAACGATTATATTGAATCAAGTGAATTCATAGCACTAATGGACGTTATGGCGTTTATGGGTCAAGGTTTAGCTTTCCGTAGCGACTTAAACGCACGTGAAAACTTTATTGACACAGCAGAACGTAGAGATAGTGTTATTAAATTAGCAAATTTAGTTAGCTATACTGCTAAACGTAGTTTAGCTGGTCAAGGATATATTAAAGTAGTAAGTATTCAAACAAGTGAAAACATTACGGATCTTAATGGATTCAATTTAAGCAATCAAACAGTATTATGGAATGACCCTGCGAATGTCAATTGGTTAGAACAATTCAACACAATTATTAATGCCACATTGATTAGTACACAACGTATTGGTCGTCCGGGTAATACAGCACAACTATCAGGTATTAAAACTGAAGAATATACTATAAATATTCCTCAGGGTAATTTACCAATTATTCCATTCACTGCGGTAGTAGATAACCAAGCAATGAATTTTGAATTAGTTAGTTCAACTACATTAAATGAAGATTATGTATATGAGATACCCCCTGCGCCTAGCGGTAAAATGAATATGGCTTATCGTAATGATAAATTAGGTTATGGTAGTCCAAATACAGGTTTCTTCTTTTATTTTAAACAAGGTAATTTACAGAATTTTGATTTTAATTTAGCACAGCAAATATCTAATCAAGTAGTTGATATTGCTAATATTCAGGGAGTTAATAACACAGATACTTGGTTATATCAATTAAGTACAGATAATAATTCTACAATCAATAGAACATTATGGAATCAAGTAGAGAATGTATATGCAGATGCCTATTTACAAACAGAAAATAGTGTTCGCAGAATCTTTTCAGTGGCTTCCAGATTTAACGATCAGGTTAGTTATACTTTTGGTGATGGAGTATTTTCCGAGATTCCAGTTGGAACATTTAGAGCATATGTACGTGCGGGTAATGCATTGACATATACTATTAATCCAACTGAGATGCAAAATCTATCAGTTGCAATAAGTTATATTAGTAGGGTAGGACGAACAGAAACACTTACATTAGGATTAGAATTACAGACACCAGTGTCAAACGCACAGGCTAGAGAATCATTAGCAAATATTAAACAACGTGCCCCTGCCCGCTACTACACACAGAATAGAATGGTTAATGGTGAAGATTACAACAATTTCCCATATACATTATACAGTTCTATTATTAAAAGCAAAGCTATTAACCGTAGTTCTGTTGGTGTATCAAAAA